CTGGTAGCTGCAAAAGCATATGCAGACAGATCCGGAAAGCCGGTTCTGGAAATTCTGAACCTGATGAAAGAAGAAAAATGGCTGACAGCCGATGAAGCAAAAGAATGGGGCTTCGTTGACGAAGTATATAACACTACAACCACAAAAATCAATCTGGCAAAAGTCTCTGAAAAGTTCAACATGATGGGGCTTCCCAAACTTCCGGATTCTTCCGCATCTGACGACGACTCACTCGTTGGTAAAGTTGTTTCCGGAATCCGCGAATTCTTCAGCAAAGAAAATACTCTGATTTTTACACAATCCAAAATAGACCAAAAACCAATGAAACAATTCACCCTACTCAATTCGATTCTGGCTGTCACATCTCTGGAAAGCCAGGACGGGAAAGGCGCATATCTGAATGAGGCACAACTTCAAGCCTTCGAAGATGCTATTTCCGGAAAGGACAACCGGATCACTGAACTCACTCAGCATGAAACAAACTACAACAATGCAGTCGATAAACTGAACGCCCTGCATCCGGATGTTGCTTCAGCAAAAGACCTGGCAGAAAAAGTAAATGTTTTATCCCGGAAACTGGCAGAAAAACCGGGTGTTCCGGCTTCCGGACAGTCTGAAAATCCTCAGAATCAAAACGACGGGGTTGACTGGGATAAAATGATGTCCCTCGAACACATGAAAGATTAACCTTTAAACATCAATAACACAATGAATGTATCTGAAATTATCACCGCTTTCGGTGCCTATTATCTGAACTCAGGTCAGAACATGAACAACATCCTCCGGATGCTGACCCAGGGTGCTGTTACTCCCTCCTTTATGACTCCGATAAAAACGGAAGAGACGATTTACCGGATGTCTTCCGTCACTGTCGGGAGTCTTGTACAATCTTTCCAGAAAGACTGGACTCCTTCCGATCCGGGAATATTCGTTCCGAACGAAATCCGGAAACGTCACATGAAAATAGATATCGATATTTTTCCGGACGATATCGAAGACACCTGGTTGGGTTTTCTGGCTTCAAACAATTTGTCCAAAAAGGACTGGCCGCTTATCCGTTACATGATCGAGAAAGTATATATTCCGAAAATTCATGAGGATCTGGAGATGAAAGCCTACTACACCGGCAAGTACAAAGCTCCTACTGCCAAAACAGCCAACAAACCGGAAGATGTTATGGACGGTCTGAAAAGCTGTATACAGAAAGGAGTAGATGCCGATAAATCACACGTTCTTACCGATATCGGTGCGTTATCAAAAACAACTGTCTTCGACCAGGTAGAAGCTGCTATCGATCAGATTTCGGACGTTTACCAAGGTACAGAGATGCTTGTTTGTATGGCTCCGGTTTTTGCACGTGCATATCTGCGCGACAAACGCTCACAGGGATTCTACGACATCACCTCTGCTAAGCAGATCGATCTCGGTATTGATTTTTCACCCAGTCGCGTATGTCCGCTCCCGTCCATGGGATCATGCACAGACTTGTTCATCACCCCAAAGGCAAATCTTTTGCACATTACTGACAAAACAATGAACAAAGAAACCTTCAAAATCGAGGAGAGCAAACGTACCGTATCCCTTCTGACCGACTGGCAGGAAGGTGTTGGAATCGCTCTGGACGAACTTGTTTGGACGAACATTACAAAGACTCCCGGCGAAGGAGCATAATTTGTCATTCTTTAACCATAGCCTCGGGCTAATAAACTATATAAAAATGGCTGTAGATTTTACTGATATTGATAAAAATCTCCCGGATGGTCAGAATATGGGCGGTATTCCGCAGTTGGTATATTTCGCTTTACAAAGTGACGTACTATCCTGGCCGACACCTCCAACCACCGACACTGAAAACATTACTATGGAGAAAATGGGAGCTTTAGTCGGAGATATAAAAATGAAAGTCGGAAAAAAAATGAACAGTTTCTACATAACCGACGATGAAGGGAAACTGGATTTCGAAGGTGTAGGAGAAAAAGACGGGAAAAGCTTCATCATGAAGCTGCGTATTTATAATCCGGGATTGCAAAGTAAATTACTTGGTTTCATCAATCTTGCAAAAAATGAGAACCTGGTATTTATTGCTCCGGACAACAATGGCAATAATTTCCTGTTAGGTGACGCACTGCGGGGAGCGATTCTGGATAGTATCGACGGGATGACCACCGGACAGAAGACTGAAGAGCGTCCGGGTGCCGGAATGATATTCTCGTATAAAACAGCAAATATTTGCCAGTATACTGGCACAATTCCATCTGCTGTTGTAACTGAACCAGGTGCGTAACCAGGTCGCGGTTTCCCCGGGACCACATTTCTACAAAAATGGGACTTATTAAGAATCAACAAATCGAAATAACCAACTGGCTAAATAGCGACCGGAATTACGATGACGGAGTTTTTCTCTATCAAAAATATGGGAAAAATCCGGTTTTGAAACGCCTGTTTCCCGGTAGGGAAAAATTCCAGGCAGAAAAGCTCGCCTACGAATTAGGAAAACTGATCGGCCTTGGTTTCAACCAGACATTAGAAAGTCAGGAACCTGATAACAAGCAGGTCCCGGATTCCGGATCTGATGAAACTACCCCGAATCCGACCAATACCCAATCAACCGATAAGGCTGAGACATTTGCCGACAAAGCCGAAAGTTTCGCAGAAGATGCTGAAGATTTTGCCAATGCAGCCGAAGAGCATAAAAACAGTGCTGAAGAATTTTCGGAAGAAGCAAAGCAAGCAGCTAACGAAACAAAAGAATTTGCCGACAAAGCCAAGGCCGCAGCCGAAACGCTCGGAGCCATGGCCGCAGGTGATCCGGTTCCTGCCGGTAACTACCCTCCGGTAATAAACAGGATTATTGCAGAGTTTTCAAGGCTTTACAACGAGCGCGGAATGTTGAAAAAACAGGAAAACGATACACCGGACGAAAACACGCCGGAAAATATCGAAACACGCCGGAAAATTATCGAAAAAATCGAATCCATTTCCGCGCGTATGGATATCCTCTACGCTGCTAAAAAAGCTTATCTGGAGAAGGATATTGTTCCGGATGAAAAAGAGCTTTATCCGGTCCCAAATCAGCAAGCAGCTTCAGATCCGACTGATTCCGGCCAGTTAATCATTAAACGGAACAACCTGCGCAGCTCTATTACCCGGGCAAAAAATCAGCTCGAATATCAGAGCCAGAAAAAAGCGGATAAAACAAATCCTATGCCGGATTGTCCGAAACGCAGGGAACTCGAAGTAAGGATAGCAGAGAAAGAAAAAGAACTTGCGGAAATCGAAGCAAAGCTGAACGATGCTGATCGATCTGAAAAGCCTGAATAAAGCAGAGCAAAACACAAAAGAACCGGAAAATCAACCGGTTCTTTTTTTACCAGTTCCTGAATGCAGGAATCTGGCTGACCCAGAAACATCCTTGCGGAAACAGATCGGGATACTGGAGCATAATGTTTGCATAAACTTTTGGAGTTATGGCAGCTTTTCACTCCACGAACTAATGTTTTACATTCTTCAGCAAACAGGTCCGGCACATATCAACATATGTACCTGGTCAATCAGTCAGGATGCTATCGAAAAGATCATCCGGAAATATCAAAAAGGTGAAATCCTTTCTATCCGTTTCCTCCTCGATCCGCGTGTAAAGGTCTGTAAAGCCAAACCGCTTCAGATGCTATCTGCCAATTTTCCGTATAAAATCCTCCGCGTACATGCTAAAGTTGTAACAATCGAAAATGAAACCTGGAAGATATCGGTAGTAAGCAGCCAGAACGCAACAACAAACCCCAAATTGGAACGCGGTGTAATCTTTATTTCCGACGAAATATTCAATTTTGACAAAACCGTATTCGAACATGAATTTAACACAGCAAGAACTGGATACAATCGAGGAACTGGCAGGACTGTTCTACACCCCCAAACAGATTGCAATAATTCTGGAAATAGATCCGGAAATGTTCGAAACACAAATTCGCTCCGAGATTGGAAACATATATAAAGCATATTACAAGGGCTATTACGAAGCTGATATCGAACTCCGGAAAAGCATCACACAATCTGCATTATCAGGTAGCTCACCGGCACAAACAATGCTCCGGGATATTCAAAAACAAAGCAGAATTTCAGAATAAATTTGTGCCTTTGTGAAAATATGTTTAAATTGCAATCATTATTTACTATATACTTTGTTATATGAAACAGTTATTCTTCATTTTATTGATTTTATGTATTAGCATTACTGGTTGCCAGAACAAAAAAACACAAACACAAGTAAAAACTGAGGAAACTACTCTTTCCAATGTTACATTACCATCTGATTTTAAATTTGTAGTCACTGAAACAAAAGAGAATCCTGGTTCTGAAAGTATTTCTATTTTTGTTGAAATAAATAAAAAACTTTCTAATGAACAACTTAAGTTTTTGTCAGATAAAATCAAATCAGATCAGAAATTTACACGTGTTTTCATTGGCTATACACTACCTCAAAATTCTTCAGGTATAGTCTGGGCTAATGTAGAATATAATCCAACATATAAATTGGAAATTAATGGAAATTCTTTAGAGGATGAAAAACAAATTAATAGTAAGAAAGCCAAAATAGACGGAGACATTATAGGAGAGTGGTACGAAGAAGAATATACATCAAGTACTATTGTTTTATACAAAAGAAATAATAAATCATATCTAGGAACTTTCAAGAAGCGTTTCGGTTCAGACGAAATCGATTTTAATGAAGTACAAATTACAGAATCCAAACATTCACAAGGGACCAAATTATCATACAAAAATGAACATGGAGAATACTACGTTCTTTCATCGGACAAACAACGATTCATGTTTTTTAATTCTGAAAATAAATGCTTCACAACAGCTCTACCGATTAGTTCTGATACATTTGATTCTGAAGGTTCTGTGCGGAACAAGCCTCTTGAAATAAAAGGTAATACCGCTGCTGCTTACACAAAAAAAGAAGCCTCAAAGGATATGTCTCGAAAAGTATATATCATCGTACAGGAATTCATAAAACAAAATTTAGAGTATCCAGATAAAACAAAATTTTCAGATAATTACAGTGTAGAAGATATTGGAAATAATCAATACTACATTGTGTTACCAATTGTCGCTGAAAATAGAGTAGGACAAAAAAATAACATCACATGTAAATTCAAATTAAAATTTAATGGTGGAGCTTGGGAGGATTATAAAAATTGGACAGTTATAGAGCAAGAAATGTAACACATCATTATAACGGAGCTTTAAGAGCTCCGTTTTTCTTTCTCTCCAATTTTGCCATCTCAAAAATTTTACCTATCATTGCAATGTTCAAATCAATACTCGAAGGTGGAGATAGACCGCCCTCAATCCGAGTTGCGGATTTTTTATGTCTATCACTCAACACATGATAAACGCATGCGGCGTGTACCCCCGTCTATATTGCTATAATGGCGTATAGAACCCTCCGAGTAGGATTTGAACAACGGGAAAGGCACGCCGTTTCTGTGCCTAAAAAGTTCAAAAATACTCGAATTATGGAAAAGAAAACCATCGCTCCCACTATCGCGGAGCAAAAACAAGAATTCTTGTTACCAAAATCTGCCAATGTATTTAAATCTGAACTTCTTAGAGCAGTCCGGGAAATTTTCAGTATTGCTAATAAAATCCGGATACAATCTGCGATACTAACGGATGATGATCTGAGACCTTACACAAAAGAATTCAATGGTAGTATTCAGGAATTTACTGATGAAATGAACGTTTGTGTATCCTGTTTGATGTCTGCCTATACCAGTCTTGAAAAACTGGACGTACGTAATACTTCTGTATTTCTTTTGGAAAAGGAGGAAAGCCATGTGTGAAAAAGAACTTTCCGACCAAGCTAGTCAGGCCCTTGATGATCTGATGTGTGAATTTATAAAACGTTATGCTCCGGCAAAGTCCTGGGAGCAGGCCGACGAACATTTCACATCGTCCGAAATCGCTGAAATGTTCAATTCCGTTTATCCGATACCTCTGGAAAATATTTTCGAGGCGTTGAAATCAAACGGCTTTACATGCGTACCTTTATCCGGACAGCCGACTTTCGTCTGGCTGCTCACCCTTAAACAGAAATAAACTTCGCCCCGGTTCACGCCGGGGCTTTTCTTTGTCCTTTTCCATCGTCCGGATCCTGCTTTCCTTTGCAAAAACATCGCTATGAAAGCACTCGAAGATCAGGACTACGAAACCATCAAATCCTACATCCTGGAAGGAAATGAATCTACCCTTCCGCTCCGGCAACGTGAAATGCTCAACCGCTGGGTCTCTGCCTCCAAACTTCTGGAAAAAAATCCGGTAACAAAAAATGCAGTTGCCATCCTTCAGGCAAAGTATCCCGGCCTGAGCCGGACACAGGCTTATGAAGATTGCCGGAACGCCGTCCGTATGTTCAACAGCAAACAAACCTTCGATTATGAACTCTGGCGCAACTGGCTATTAAACGACATTATCGAACTCTGCCAGAAAGCAAAGGACACCGGTAATCTGAAAGCCTGGGCAGCAGCTCAGGCAAATCTGATAAAAGCTCTGGGCGAAGCTCCGGAGAATAACATCGACCCACGTCTGTTGGAAAAACATCAGATCGTTATCCCGATCCAGGTCAACAACAATACCTACAATCTTGACCTGAACAAATTTCTGAACATACCGATCGATCAGCGCACACGCATCGCAGATGCTCTGATCAATCCGGCTACCGACGATGATATCACCGAAATCATGAACTCATGATAGAGCAAAAAATACAATTCAACCCGGCACAACAGATCGGCCTACTCCTTCAGGCCAAAAACAAATGTGACATCTGGGGGCGAGGCACCGGGAAATCAGCCGGAATAGCCTGGGACATCAACCTGATTAACCGGACCATGCCCCGGGCTTTAACTGCTGTAACCGGACAGACTTTCGGACAGCTGCTCACACGTACACTCCCATCCACTTTTAAGCTACTTGAAAGTATGGGCTATAAAATGCACGTCTCAGCCAAAGATCCCGGCAACTACGTCATCAACCGCCGACCGCCGGATCATTTCCTGCAACCCTACGAAAAAGTAATGAAGTTCGACAATTTTATTAGCTTTTCGAATGGTAACGGCTTATTGCTTCTTTCTCAGGACCGCGCCGGATCAGCGCGTGGAGCATCCGTCGATTACGAGATTTTGGATGAAGCACTGACAATAAATAAACAGCGTTACGACGAAGAAACATCACCGACCAACCGGGGAAACGAAGGTATTTTCGGGCCACGTAGCCCGCAACCGATCCCCTGGCACCATGGTTTCCACTATTCCAGTTCAATGCCGTACACCGCCGAACAAAAATGGCTGCTTGATATCGGCAACTACTACGAAAAAGAACGCGGAATCCGGTTTTTCGAAATCTGGAACCGGATAATAAAATTACAGTTGGAGCTGCTCGACTGCGAATCAGAATCCGAATTCAAAAGTATCTGGAACGAAACGGTTCGTCTGAAAAAGAGTATTGCACCTTTTGTCAGCAAAGACGGCACACTGTTCACGCTGGCCAATGCTTTCGATAATATCCAAAACGTAGGCTTTTCCTATATCAGACGGGAATATAAAAAACAAACGCTGCTGACCTTCCTGATTGAGATCATGAACATGGTGATCGATAAAGTAGAAGATTGCTATTATCCCCTCTCCGACCGCCATATCTATTATAATGCCACTAATGACGCTTTTATCCGGGACGTAGCAGAAGATTCAAATTTCGACTGGAACCGGCTTTCCGAAAAGGATTGCCGTTACGATTCGGATTGTGACACACACAAGCCTCTGGAACTTTCATTTGACTGGGGTGCCCGGATCAGCCTCCTGACCGTCAGCCAACCCCGGAACTTTGATTTCGTCACCGGCCTTTTTTCTGAGGTAGAATTGCAGAATTTTATAAACGAATTTTTCGTCAAACCCGATCAGGCACCCACAACGATGATAAATGCCCTGATCGACTCATTTTGTCGTTACTACGAACATCACCAGGAACGTACTGTTATTTACATCCGCGACCGGTACGGGGATCACCGGCAGGCAAACAGTTCACAAAGCTACAACGAACAGGCCATCGAACGCCTGAAGTCAAACGGTTGGTACGTTATTCCTCAGGTTCATCAGGGGATGGAGCCGCCCCAACACGATAAATTCCTGCTCATTCAAAATATTTTCAAGGAAGCAGATCCGCGTTTCCCCGGTATCCGTTTTAACGGTGTCCGGTGTAAATTTTCCATTATCAGTATGAATAATACCCGCGTAACCGAACACGATGGCCGCTTCGGTAAGGATAAAAAAAGCGAAAGCAGTCGCAGCGGAGTACTTCCGGAAGAAGCAACTCACTTCGGCGATGCTATCGACAAAATTATCTGGACCAAATTCAACAGTACATTACGCTTCAACAACAACACTTTTGTACCCGTCCGCATAAAAAATTGAAAAAAGTTGACAAAAGTTTTTGTAATAAACTAAAGTTTATTATCTTTGTAGTGAAGTTTAACCCCAAATACTAAGTTTATGAGGGAATCTTTAAAAGAGTTCTTGGAAATTATTGAAAGTTGCGATCAGCCCACCGCTTTCCACCGGGCAATGTTGGAAAACCTTTTCCTTCTTTACTCGAAAGGTTGGAAACAAATGGGGCTGACGGAGACAGAAAAAGAAACGCTGATTAATGCGATTCTGGATCAGTTCTCTAAACTGAAATAAACCAGGAACGTGTCCCCTTCGGGGGACACATTTTAAAGATTATAAAAAAGGAGGAAGTATGAAAAAGACAACATTTTTTAGTAATGAGGATTTAGACAATATCCTCCGCGGAATGGAAGGTTTAACAACCGACGAAAAAGAAGCTTATCTGGATGCCCGGCTGAAGGAACTCGAAAGCCTTCCGGACTCCCGTAAAAAAGAGCTGCAAGAGGCTGCTCGTGCAGGAATGCAACCAACCCTCGAACTGGCATCGCACATTAGTGTCATGAACGAATTACAGCGGATCGGCAATATCGTTTCATTTGCATCTATCGCAAAAGACTATTTCGGAAAATCAAAATTCTGGATCCATCAGCGGATAAACGGATATCTGGTGAATGGTAAACCGGCATGTTTTACAAATGAGCAAATCGTCCGGATGGCTGAAGCACTGGAAGATATTGCAAAGCAAATGCAGGAAGCCGCTGCACACCTGAAAGTCATTGCTGCCCAGGAAAGAAGCACTGTAAAAAAATTAGAAACAGGAAAGGAGTAATTTATGATTAATCTGACAAAGCATTCAGTTAACGGCAAGATTTCTGTAAAATCCCTGGTTAAAACTTTGGATGAATACCAGGCTAAAGAAAAAGAACTGGCCAGTAAAATGTTCCATCTGCGCGGTGTATTTCCCCGACCGGAGGAATATATTGAGCTACGCAGTGAAATGGCGCAAGTAAAAACAACATTGTCCGACCTCCGGAACTGTCTGAAAATATATTGCCGGTACGGAAACATTAACGGTGTAGAAGTAATAAACGACTGCGGATTTACTCCTCCGGACGATTGGAAAAAAGCCGAAAGAGTATTTGATACTGTTTAGAAAAGCGGAGCTTACAGCTCCGTTTTTTTTGTCCTTTTTTCTCCTTTCCTTCCCTCCTATTTTCGCCGAAAAGATTTGAACAATGGCAACGATTCGGCGAAAAACTGTTCTTCAGGAAATGGACGTTAAAACAAACCCGAGAACCGGGGAACAGGAAGTTTTTAGTATTACTTTCGATAAACTAAACGGCGAACGGGTATTTATCCCGCGTGCGGTCTGTTGCGGTCTGAACATGGACATGACAGCAAACCGTTACAGGGGAGTACTTCCCGTTGATAAAAACGGTAACTCAACCGGCCATCCCACTCCGGTAGGGATTGACCGGATCATTCGTTTTAACGGAAAGGAGGTTGTGTTATGAGTGTTAAGCTGCTTACCTCCGGAAATGGTACCCCATTAATGGCCTACGGTGAAAAATTCTTCGCTTCTACCACCGGCGCACCCGAAACGGTCAAATCCTCCGTACAAACCGAAAAAGTAGAAGATTCGGTAAAAGTAGGGAACTACGAATGTTGCGCCTGGACCACTTCCAACGATTTCCCACAAAAAGCAGCAACAATAATCGGGCAAACCGGAGTTCTCAGCACCGGACTTAAATTCCTGCACCGGGTTGTCATGGGGCAAGGCGTTTTTCCTTGTAAAGTTGCCGGATATGACGCAAAAGGCAATGAGCTGTTAGAAGTCATTAATGATTCTCAGGTTATTAATTTCCTTCAGTCCCGGACAGTCCGGCGTTATCTTGCAAATGCCTACCGGGATATCCTGAAATTCGGGATATCCTTTCCACAGCTGATCCCAAATATAGCAGGGAATCAGATCGTTGGGATAAATGCCATCAACGCCCTGCATTGCCGTTTGACAAAGCCGCGTAACGGCATAATTGAAAACTGCATTGTCTCCGGAGAATGGCCGGATATCTCTAATCCCCAAAATATCGAAGTTTATCCAGTCCTCGATAACTACGATCCCCTGGCCGACCTCGAGCGTATCCGCTACGCCGGAAAAATTGCCGGAAGAAGTTACATCTATCCGCTCCGCGACGAGTGGGACAGCAGCGACATTTATCCTATGCCTGCCTGGTGGGCTGCCAAATTAGCCGGATGGATAAGTATAGCCAATAAAATCCCTGCTTTCCTGGACAAAGCCTATGAAAATCAAATCAGTTGGACCTGGCATATAAAGATACCTTATGCGTACTGGGACAAACGGTATCCGGAAAAAGACTACAAAAATCCGGAAGAACGGCGGCAAAAGATTCAGGAAGAAATGGACGCTATCGAAGAAAGCCTGACAGATACAAAGAACGCAAACAAAGCCATTTTCACCCATTACACGATCGGAAACAACGGAAGGCCTGAAGAGCAGTGGATTATCGAACCTCTCGATAACAAATACAAAGCCGACGACAAACTGGTCACTTCAGCAGCTGCAAACAGCGAAATCCTGTTTTCGTTGATGGTCAATCCGAATGTGTTGGGTGCCGGAATGCCCGGTGGCACATATGCCGGAAATCAGGGCGGAAGCAATATCCGCGAAGCCTTTCTGGTAAACATCGCCATGGCCTGGCTCGATCGGCAGAACCTGCTCGATCCCATCGAAGCAATGCTGGAGTTCAACGGAGTAAAAGACATACAGCTACGCTTCCGGAATACAATATTAACAACCCTCGATTCAGGATCAGGGACCACTAAAAACCTGGCATAATGTTATTCTCAGAAAACCCAGATCAGCTAATTGATGAACTGAAGGACTACATTCAGATTGCATCATCCTACGACTGTAGCCGGATTCAAAATCTTTTACTGGCTACGGAAAACACATATATAATCGCTCTGCTTGGGACCAAGCTGTTCAACCGGATCGCAAAAGATCAGACAACGTTCCCCGATGAGATCGGAATGTGCCGGAAAGCAGTTGCAAACATCACTGTGTATGAGAATTTCACACTCCTGAATACACTCCTGCTTTCCGGAGGATTTGCCCGGGTTGCCGGAGAAAATACCGATTCTCTCTATCGTTATCAGGAGGAAGACCTGAAACAGATCTTCAGGCGAAATGGTTTCGATCAGCTCGACCTTATCATCAATCATTTTCTTGACAAAATAGATTCGTTCCCCGAATTTAAAGAGTCTGAGTATTACAAAGCCGGACGGGGAGAACTGATCCCGGACCGGTTT